TTTCAACCGGCTTCTCTCGCTTTGAGAAGAACTGGAGAACGGAGCGTTTCACGCCCGACCAGCTCTGCGAGAGGCTGTCGCAGACCATCCGCACACCTGAGACCGTGACCGAATACGCAGCAATGCCAAAGTCTCAACGCGACAACATCAAGGACCACGGTGGATTCGTTGGAGGGAAGCTGCGTGGATCGCGCCGCACCGCCTCGACCGTGGAGTACCGCTCCCTGATCACGCTGGACCTGGACAGCTGCCCCAGCGGCTTTCTGAACGTGGTGATTGATCACCTCCACTATGACTGTTTTGTATATACCACCCACAGCCATACCCCGGCTGCTCCCCGCTATCGTGTTCTGGTATTCCTGACTCGCAATATCTCCCCCGACGAATACAACGCGATAGCGCACTACCTCGCTCATCTTCTGGGCGCGGACAAGGTTGATCCGTGCTCCTTCCGCGTCCACCAGCTGATGTACTGGCCGACTACCCCAATCGATGGGGAGTATTTCTCTCATCGTTATGTCGGCCCCACCCTCGATCCGGACGCCTTCCTGGCATCCCACCCGAACTGGCGCGACCTGACCGACCTTCCCACTACGGAGAGGGAAACGGCGACCCTGGTTGGAGAGCAGAGGAGAGTTCAAAACCCCTTCGAAAAGCAGAATATCGTGGGCCTCTTCTGTCGTGCCTATGGGGACATAGAGACCGTCATCGAAACCTTCCTCTCATCCGTCTATCGGCCCTCCACAGCCCACCCCGGTCGGTATGACTACATTCCTGGATCGTCCACCGCCGGCGCGGCAATCATCGACGGGAAGTGGCTGTTCAGCCATCACGCTACGGACCCGGCGGGCGGCCACATGCAGAACGCTTTTGATCTCGTTCGCATTCACAAGTACGGCTCCCTGGACAAGGGGTATGAGGGGCCGGTGGAAATGGCCCCGTCCTACCGCGCCATGGAGGAGTTTGCGCTGGCAGATCAGCGGGTGAAGAACACTTCCCGGATGGAGAGGTCGGCTTCCCTGGCGGAGGACTTTGGGGAGGAAGAGGACCCCCACTGGATGGAGAAGCTCCTCTACAACAAGCGGGGAGAGCTCAAGAACGACATCACGAACGTTGTCCTCATTCTGGAGAATGATCCCTTGCTCCGCACCCTCGTCTTCAACGAGTTCGCGGATAATATAGAGCTTGGGGACACCATCCCCTGGGATCATCAGCTCTATTGGCGGGATGCGGATGATGCTCAGTTGAACTACTACATCGCCTCGCACTACGGGGTGATCCCCCAGTTCACCATAAGGCTTGGAGTGGACAAGGTGACGGATGATAGGCACTACCACCCGATCAGGGATTTTTTGTCAAGGCTTCCTGAGTGGGATGGGGTGCCACGCCTCGACACTCTCCTGATCAACTTCTTCGATGCGGAGGATACCCCCTATACGAGGGCTGTTACCAGGAAGACATTTGTGGCGGCAATCCGAAGGGTGTTAAAGCCCGGCTGCAAGTTTGACTACGTCTTGACGCTGGTTGGCCCACAGGGCATCGGAAAGTCCACCCTGATCCGTACACTCTGTGGCGAGACTTATTTCACGGATAATTTGAAGTTCTCTGATGCGAAGGACCGTACCGCCGCCGAGAACCTCCAGGGCAACTGGATAATCGAAATCGGTGAGATGGCGGGCATGAGGAAAGCAGACCTGGAGAATGTGAAGGCATTCATCTCCCGTCAGGATGACAAATACCGCGCCGCATATGGGCACCGCCCCTCCTCTCACCCTCGACAGTGCGTGTTCATTGGTACGGGCAACCAGGAGGCCGGCTTCCTCCGCGACATCACGGGCAACCGCCGCTTCTGGCCTGTGTTAACGCCGCGGAGGGGGAGGATGTCCTTGGATGACCTCACCCCCGAGTTCGTTGCCCAGATCTGGGCGGAAGCGAAGGAGTACGAAGCTCTGGGAGAGACCATCTACCTTCCGGACGAACTGGAGAAGGAAGCCGAACGTCAGCAGCTTCGCGCCATGGAGCATGATGAGAGGGAGGGGCTGATCGCACAATTCCTGGAAACGCTCCTCCCCGAGAAGTGGGATGAGATGGACCTGTATCGGAGGCAAGAGTACCTCCGGGGAGACGACCCCGTCAAGGCGAAGGGCACCTGGAAACGCCAATTCGTCTCCAACATGGAAATCTGGTGCGAGTGCTTCGGAAAGAGAAAGGAGGATATGCAGCCGAGGGACAGTTACGCCATCGCGGCCATGATGCTCCACTTCCCGGACTGGGAGAAGGGCAACGTCAAGACGATCCCGATCTATGGGCGGCAGAGGGTGTATGTGCGTAAAGCCTGATTCGCCCCCAATTGATTCAGACTTCTCCATGAAGGAAGGCAATGACGAATATCGGGTGTTAAGAAGAGCGGGAGAGGGCTTGGCCCCTTGGTTGTGTCGGAAGTTGTGTACTGCTGAAATTGCCTCGGAATGGGCGAATTAGAAGTACAAGAAACAACTAAACAGTTGAACACTATACTGGGTAGTATAAAAGGGGTAAGTGGATAATATATATGTATATATAATACGTATGTATAATATAACACGTATATAGGAAATTAGTCCCGCTTGTTGTTCCAGGTGTCCCAAAACCCCATCCGATGGGGTTTTTTTAGGAGAACAAGATTCGACACGGGCGAGTTTGCCCATCCTGACTGCGCCGCTTTATGCTCCACCCATCCCCGTTTTGAGGGGGGAGTTTGTCCATCCCGACCATGGAGGAGCGTCTGTCCATCTCTGTTTTGAAGGAGCGTCTATCCATCACTGTTTTGCGGGAGCCTTTATCCATCCCCATTTTGAAGGGATGCCGTTGGGCAAAGCCCTCTCCCATAGGGGCTGGATAAGAAATAGGTGGACTTCCCTCAAATTCCATAGAGCATAGGGTGAAGAAAAAAGGAGTGTGATAGACATACGAGAACGTGAAATAGAACTGAAACTTCGCAAGACCACCGCAGATCGCGGCGGTCTTTGTTTGAAGTTCACGCCCAGCAATTGGGCGGGAGCTCCGGATAGGTTGGTGTTGCTGCCTGGCGGAGCCATGGGCTTCGTGGAGGTGAAGGCACCGGGACAAAGGGCCCGACCGCTGCAGTTGGAACGCCATAGACGGCTGGCAGAACTTGGGTGCTATGTTGCTGTGCTGGATGATCTCGCCAAGGTGGACGCCGTCCTTGATGAGATTGAGCAGCACACACTGGGCACGACCCGGCAGAGCCCAACAGCGGTCACCGAGCGAAGCGGCAGCGCAGTCGCCGAGCATAGCCACAGCAGGATGAGTGTGCGGGAAGGAGGCGATGATCATGCTAAGCCGGGATGATCTCCATGAGTATCAGCGGTTTGCCGCGGATTTCATTGTTGAGCATCCCGCGTCTGCTATCCTCCTGGACTGCGGCTGTGGGAAGACCATCATCACGCTGACGGCGATCGAGGAACTGCTCCGAGAGCGATTTGAGGTGGGACGTGTCCTTGTGATATGCCCCATTCGCGTAGCCCAGGTGTGGGTGGAGGAACTGGGAAAGTGGTCGCACCTTCAAGGGCTTCGATACTCGATAGCCGTTGGAACCGCATCAGAGCGTCGTTACGCCCTGAATCAGGAAGCAGACCTGTATGTGATCAATCGGGATGTCGTCCCTTGGCTGGTGGAGGAATACGGCGGCGAGTGGAAGTGGGATATGTTGGTGCTGGACGAGCTCAGTTCGTTCAAAAATCCCCAAGCCAAACGCTTCAAGGCCCTGCTGAAGGTGCGGAGCCTAGTGAAGAGGGTAGTGGGCCTCACGGGTACCCCAAGCAGCAATGGCCTCATGGACCTCTGGGCGGAGTACCGCCTCCTGGATCTGGGAGAGAGGCTTGGGCGTTTCATTACCCGCTACCGTCAAGAGTTCTTCCGGCCGGAAAAGAGCAATGGGCAGGTGGTGTTCAGCTACGCACCTCTCCCTGGGGCGGAGGAACGCATCTACGGGCGGATAGCGGATATCACGATTAGCATGAGGTGCACAGACCACTTGGTGATGCCAGAGCTTGTCAGTGTTCCCTACGAGGTGAGGATGGCGCCGAAGGAGCAAGAAACATATTCCCGCCTAAAGAAAGAAATGGTTCTCAATCTTAAGGATGGGGAGATCACGGCTGCGAATGCGGCAGCTCTCTCAGGAAAACTGACCCAGATGGCGAATGGCGCGGTATATGACGACCAGGGTGAGATCGTGGAGATTCACCAGCGCAAACTCGATGCACTGGAAGATCTGATCGAGGCGCAGAATGGAAAGCCGGTGCTGGTGGCTTACTGGTATAAGCATGATTTGAAGAGGATTGAGGAGCGACTTCGTGAAATCGGCATCCGCTACCGCCGCATTGATACCGAGGAATCCATCCACCAGTGGAATGCGAAGAGGGTTTCCGTTGGTCTTATCCACCCTGCATCAGCCGGCCACGGCCTGAACCTGCAGGCGGGCGGCTCCACCTTGATCTGGTTCGGGCTGACTTGGTCCCTTGAACTCTATATCCAGACCAATGCGCGCCTATGGCGGCAGGGACAAGTGAGCAGAACCGTAGTGGTAGAACACATAATTTGCAAAGGGACAATCGACGAACGAATAATACAGGCGCTTCAGAGAAAGGAGGTCACGCAAAGCAGCCTGATAGACGCAGTTAAGGCACAGCTGGTTTGACGATCCGAGCGGGGCAGGTAGGAGGATAGCACAGTGAATCAGAGACTATTGACGCCGAAGTTCGTTCTTTTCCGGAAACGGGAGATTACGAAGGATGGCAGGAAAAGAACGATAAGGATTCAGAAGGTATACAAGGAGGAGATAAACAAGTGAAACCCATAATCGATCCGAGGCTCAGGGATGAATTGCCACCTCTGAGCGAAGCAAAAAAAGCAATTTTGAAGGAGGATCTCCTGGCAAGGGGCGTACTCTTACCGTTCCTTGTGTGGAATGGCACCCTCGTTGATGGCCATAATCGTTTGGAAATCTGCGAGGAGCACGGAATTCCCTACGAAACCAAGGAGATCGAGTTTGATTCCATTGAAGATGCCAAGTTCTGGATCTGCAAGAATCAGATGGCCCAGCGCGATATGAATGACTTTCAGAAGTGTGTAAAGGCTCTGGAACACGAGGAGAAAGTGAAAGAGGAGGCCCATCAGAGGAAGAAGGCGGCGAAAAAAATAGAGCTTCCCCACACGAATGGGGAAGCTGCAAA